GTGATTATAGTAAAGCTGATGGTGTTGAAAAAGAAAAAATTAAAGACAAATTAAAAGCTAAAACCTCTAAAAAGAAAGAATTAGAAGCTTTAGTTTCTCAATTAGAAAAGAATGTCATCTAAAGAAAGGTTTTTATATATTGCTGTAGTATTTTTCGGTGTTTATTATTTAATTAATATGTATTCCTCAAATGAAAAAGAATATATTAATGAATACAATAGTAAAATAGAGACGTTAAAACAAAAAGTTGATTCGTTACATTATATAAACGAAAATTTAGTATATAAAATTGATACATTAAATCAAGAAATACAAAAATTAGATAGCGCTATTTACTTACAGAACAATAAAATTATTACATTAAAAAGACAAACAAATGAAAAAATTAATGCTGTTGATTCTTTTAACGATGACGAGCTTACTAGGTTTTTCACAGAGCGCTATAGACAGCACCTCGATTCAATTAAAAAAACCAATAGTAAAACTCGTAATTAAAGATTTAATACAAGGTGACGGGCTTAAAAAAGAACTATCCCTTATATCAACTAAAGTTTTTTTATTAGAAAATAAAATTGTTATAAAAGATAGTGTTATTAATAATCTAAATTCTCAAATAAATAATTTTAATTCTATGTTGTTTACTAGTAAGGAACAATTTGGATTAGCAGAGGATTTAAATGCAAAATTAAAGTTATCATTGAAAAAACAAAGACTTAAAACTAAATTAACAGGAGGTGTAGGTATTGTAGCTATTGTTGGTGTAATTCTTTTACTAAAATAATAATGGCCGACATAAAAAAAGTAATACGCCAAGAATATTTAAAATGTGCCACAGACCCAGTACATTTTATGCGTAAATACTGTTATATACAGCATCCACAACGTGGTCGCATACAGTTTAACCTGTTCCCCTTTCAAGAAAAAGTATTAACGTTATTTCAAAATAATGATTATAGCGCAATATTAAAATCTAGACAGTTAGGTATATCAACATTAGTATCAGGTTACTCTCTTTGGTTAATGACTTTCCATAAAGATAAAAATATATTAGCCTTAGCAACTACACAGGCAACAGCAAGAAACTTAGTAACAAAAGTACAATTCATGTGGGAAAATTTACCTTCATGGCTTAAAGTAGACTCAGCTGAAAATAATAAATTATCTTTAAGATTAACTAATGGCTCTAAAGTACAAGCAAAATCTTCAAACGCGGATGCTGCACGTTCAGAAGCAGTATCATTGTTGATAATAGATGAAGCAGCCTTTATTGATAATATTGCTGAAACATGGGCATCAGCACAACAAACATTAGCAACAGGTGGTGGAGCTATAGTATTATCTACACCTTATGGTACAGGTAATTGGTTTCACCAAACTTGGGTTAAGGCAGAACAGGGAGAAAATGATTTCTTACCAATTAAACTTCCATGGTATGTTCACCCTGAAAGAGACCAGTCATGGAGAGATGCACAAGATAACCTATTAGGTGATCCTAGACTAGCGGCACAAGAATGTGATTGTGATTTTAGTACATCCGGAGATATAGTGTTTTACAATGAATATTTAGAATTTTATGAAAAATCCTTTATTAAAGATCCTTTAGAACGTAGAGGAGCAGACCAAAATTTATGGGTATGGGAAAATGCTGATTATTCTAGATCCTATATGGTTTTAGCAGATGTTGCTCGAGGTGACGGAAAAGATTTTTCTACTTGTCACGTAATGGATATTGAAACTAATGTTCAAGTAGCAGAATATAAAGGTCAAATAGGTACAAAAGAATTTGGTCATTTATTAGTAGGTCTAGCATCAGAATATAATGAAGCTTTACTTGTAATTGAAAACGCTAACATAGGATGGGCGACTATACAAGTAGCAATAGATAGAAATTATTCTAACCTTTACTATTCACAAAAGAGTGGAGAAGCCAATGCTAGTTCGTATTTTGACCAATATGAAGATAATTCTAAAAAAGTAGCAGGTTTTACAATGTCATCTAAAACAAGACCTATGATAATAGGTAAGTTTCAAGAATATATTAGTGATAAAGGAGTAACAATTCAATCTAGAAGGTTAATTGAAGAAATGAAAGTTTTTATTTGGAAAAATGGAAGAGCAGAAGCACAAACTGGATATAATGATGATTTAGTAATGGCTTTTGGGATGGGAATGTATGTTAGAGATACAGCATTAAAATTTAAACAAAGAGGAATTGATTTAACAAAACAGTCATTAAGCAATATGACAGTTAATAGAACACCTTATCAAGGTGGTTATGGTAGTGGTTACAATCAACAAGTAAAAAACCCATATAGTATGAATAATGACAAGGGTGGCAAAGAAGATATTAGTTGGTTATTATAACCATATTTATAAACAATAATTATATATTAAATGGCGGATAAAAGTGTATTTACAAGATTAAGGAGATTATTTTCCACAGACGTAGTAATACGAAATGTTGGTGGTAATCAAATTAAAACCATAGATTCGGGTCACATCCAATCTAGTGGAGAGTATGAAACAAATGCTCTAGTAGACAGATTTAATAAAGTCTACTCCTCGGCTCCAACCTCACTGTATGGGGCACAATTTAACTTAAATTACCAATATTTAAGAACTCAATTATACTCAGAGTATGATGTAATGGATACGGATGCCATTATTGCCTCTTCTCTTGATATTATAGCTGATGAATCAACATTGAAAAATGATATGGGTGAAGTGTTGCAAATTAGAAGCTCTAATGAGGAAATACAAAAAATCTTATATAACCTATTCTATGATGTGTTAAACGTAGAATTTAACCTATGGATGTGGGTTAGACAAATGTGTAAATATGGTGATTTTTTCTTAAAGTTAGAAATTGCTGAACAATTTGGTGTCTATAATGTTATACCATATACAGCATATCATATTGAAAGAATTGAAGGTCAAAACCCTGAAAACCCTGCGGAAGTAAGGTTTAAATGGAATCCTGAAGGTTTTTCTGGTGGTTCATCTAGTGGTTATTATAACGTAGCAGGAGCTAATGGTATTAATGACGATAGGGGTGGTGTAGTATATGATAACTATGAAATGGCTCACTTTAGAATGGTAGGGGATGTTAATTACTTACCTTATGGTAGATCTTATGTCGAACCAGCTAGAAAATTATTTAAACAATATACATTAATGGAAGACGCGATGTTAATTCATAGAATTGCTCGTGCCCCAGAAAAAAGAGTATTTTATGTAAATGTTGGAGCTATTCCACCTAATGAAGTTGAAGCATTTATGCAGAAAACTATCAATAATATGAAACGTACTCCAATGATGGATGAAAAAACAGGTGAGTATAACTTAAAGTATAATATGCAAAATATGCTTGAAGATTTTTATATTCCGGTTCGTGGTAATGATAGTGCAACAAAAATTGAAACAACACCAGGATTACAATATGATGGTATTGCTGATGTTGAATATTTAAGAGAAAAACTATTTGCTGCTTTAAAGGTACCTAAGGCATTTATGGGATATGGAGAAGCAGAAGCAGGAAAAGCTACATTAGCACAACAAGATATTAGATTTGCTCGTACTATTGATAGAATACAAAGAATATTATTATCTGAGCTTCAAAAGATTGCTCTAGTTCATTTATATACACAAGGATTTAAAGATGAAACTTTAACAAACTTTGAATTGTCAATGACAACTCCTTCTATCATTTATGATCAAGAAAGAATTGAGTTAATGAAATCAAAATCTGAATTAGCAGGTACCTTATTAGAACAAGGCTTAGTACCATCTGATTGGATTTATCACAATGTATATCACTTTAGTGAAGACCAATATGATGAGTATAGAGATTTAGTTCGTGAAGACTCTAAACGTAAATTCAGAAACGACCAAATACTAGCAGAAGGTAATGACCCCGTAGAAAGTGGTCAATCTTACGGAACACCCCACGATTTAGCTTCATTATATGGTAAAGGTAGAACTATGTCTGACCCAGGTAATGTACCTGATGGTTATGCTGAGGAAGAACCAGAATTAGGTCGTCCTAAAGATGGAATTACTAATAGAGGAAAACAAGATAACAATTTTGGAAAAGACCCATTAGGAGTTAAAAGCATGAAGGGTACAGACAAAAATGACGGAGATCCTTTAAAACCAAGACTATCAGAATTTGAAAATCCTAAAATTACTTATT